TAGCACAAGGATTAGGTTTAAAATGGCTCATCATAAAAAGCGGCGGCGCCATAAGCCAAGGCGAGGCAGAGATGTCTCGCTCATGAACTTTGGCCCTCGTTCACGAAGATACAATATCCAATACGGCGGCGAGCTGGCTGGTACTTTAAACGGTATCAAACAGTTCGTTCCCGCTTTCTTGGGTACTCATCTTTGTAATGACGAGCTACACCCGGGTCCTCCCTACAGACAGGGTGGTCCTTTGTTTGTCACCAAAAAGAAGGTTGACATTCAGAGGTTTTCCGACCTGTCTATGCACTACACGAGCGTGCCCTCGGCTACGTATGACGGTTTGTTGGCTGTAAGGCCATATATACCGTCACCGGAACCATCGCCTCTTTCCCTTTCAGGGTGGGGTGCGATTGGGTGGGCACGTACACAACCGTTACACCCTATCTATAATTTGGGTGTATCCATCGGTGAGCTTAAGGACTTGCCTGGTTTTATTTCTCAAACTAAGCAAGGCTTCAAAGCGCTCATGAGTCGTAATGGCCCCTGGACAGGGGTCAGTACTCTTGCTGAGTACCTTAAGCGCGTTCGACAGTTAGCTCAGAATAAAGCTGATGCCTATTTATATGGCGCTTTCGGAGCTTATCCTATGTATCAGGATCTCTTGTTTGTTTTAAACATGCAGGAGAAACTGAGACAGAAGTTGCTCTGGTTGCGTCGTCATAACGGCAAAGCTATTAGGAGAAAGATTGTTCTTAACGAGTATGCGTTTTCTGAGAATATCGCGCGTTCAACCGCGCCATCTTCACAGTTCGCTCCTACCCTTTCGAGCACTCTTTACCCTTCTGGGCAAACTACGGTTGTATCCAATCCCGTACTTAAGTCGTACGAGCGACGGATATGGTATGCGGCTAAGTACCGCTTCTATATCCCTGAGATAACCGACGATATGTTAGAAAACCAGCCGTTTGGCTTGTCTACTGACCTCGTCGGTTTATCTGCCGACCCGAGTATCTTGTATAAACTGATACCCTGGTCTTGGCTTCTGGATTGGTTTACTTCGGTTGGTGCTGCCATGAGCAATATTATTACTCGTGTCAGGGCACAAGTCGTTGCCGAGTACGCTTATGTAATGTGCGAAGAGCGCTTTACATATTCGTCACCCGGTACTGTCTCTGTACGCCAAGGCACTAGTAATGGTGGCCCATGGACTCTGCCTGATCGTAGATTGAGCGGCGCAAGCCGTACAATTTACGAGTTTCGGCAGAGGGAGGTAGCAAATCCTTACGGATTTGGGATCACTTACGGTGGTTTGTCCGCTTATCAGTGGTCCATCCTTGTTGCCTTAGGCCTCTCGAGGGGAGGGAAACACTCTTCCCCAAGGGCATAATAAGGTAGTTATGTGAACTACCCAACAACAAGAAAAGGAACTAACATGTTCGCAGATCCCATCTCAATTTCGGTAGGGCAAACTAATGCCATTTCCGGAGGGACCGCAAAGTCTATGGCTCGTATCCGGACTGATGGATACGCGTCGGAGTATTCGACGTCGGACGCTCTTTATACTGCGAAGATTACCCACACTCGTGGGAATCGTACGCGGTCTGAAGCTCGTCTTGACTTCTTTACTCCGTACACGGATCCGTCGACCGGTTTGACCAAAACTGTGTCTGCAAGCGCTTATGTCGTACTGAATCGGCCTACAGCTGGCTTTACTACTGCCAACTTGACCGATATCCTTACTGGCATTTGCGGCTACATGTCGCAGTCGGCCAACATGACGAAATTTCTCGCACTCGAGTCTTGATCTAGATGATCAAACTCACTTGTGCGTTCGTCACGTGGACGGACTTTACGAGTTGCCTGCATCATAAGATGCTGGCCGTCTGGGAACCTGTTAGGCTATGGATTGAAAACCTCCTTTAATCCGGAGACTCAATGAAAAGCCTAGAGATCCTTCTTGGACTACTCGATGAAGCACATCTTAAAACTTGTGCTAATATGGTCCGTGACAAGACAACAATCGAGTCACGGTTCAAACACGAGGGTGAGTCCTTTCTCGGAATCACTCTTCCTATGTTCTCCGAATGGCTTGAAGAAAGCCTACGCGAAGGACGTTTGGCGACCTGGATTTATTCAAGGTTTCGAAAGAGACCTAAAAGTAAATCTGTCTTACCTTGTTTCTTACAAGGGTTGACATGTCGTGTGTTTGACTCTAAAACTGGTGAGGTCCTCGCTAAAGGTAAGCGGGATCCTCTCGCCGTTAAGTTCATACGGCAGATCTGTTTGTGGTATAAGAAAGTCTTTCTTGTTTGCGACCCTGTAAGGGATCGGAAAGCAAAAGAGGCTTACCACGCTCTAGATCTCAGTCTTAGGAAAATGCCAAAATTCTCAGAGGAAAAGGTCTTCGTTCTTAACGCTGTTTGCCGACGGTTCTTTCCGAAGGTTGAGAGTGTTTTTACGAAGTTGATCGATGATGAATCGATCCTTCCACGTCATGGTCCAGGTGCTACTGCCGACAAGGCATGGGCAAATGGAAAGTACCGTGGTCGCGATTTCATGAGAAGATGGGACCCTTTGTTTAGCTGGGAACATCTGTACGGCTTTTCAACCGTACACCAGTCAAACAGAGAGGTTGTTCAACCTAGGGACGAGTTACCTGTCAAGGTAGTCTCTGTCCCGAAAACAATGAAGACCTCACGCATTATCTGCGTAGAACCGACCGCAATGCAATATGCTCAACAGCTTACTGCAGCACGGCTGGTGAAGAGTCTTCACTATGTTCGGCCTTCGGGCCGGCATTCGCCGACACTATACAGTCATCTTAACTTTACCGATCAGCGTCCTAATCAGGAAGCTGCGCGGAAAGGATCGATGGACGGTAGTGTAGCGACGGTTGACCTCTCCGAAGCATCCGATCGAGTCAGTTGTCAACTGGTCTCGCTCGTTTTCCGCCATAGCCCCACGTTGAAACAACACCTTTTCGGGTGTCGTTCGTCGCGAGCTATGTTACCTAATGGCACTATTGTGCCATTGCGGAAGTATGCTTCAATGGGTTCTGCCTTGACTTTTCCTGTGGAGGCATTATGCTTTCTCATGATCTGCATCGCTGCAGTTTGTGATGAGCGTCGTGTCTTCACTAAGTCTGGCAGAGTAAAGTCTCTTGCGGCATTTGAAAACAGCCGAAAGGACATATTAGTCTTCGGGGATGACTTGATTGTCCCCGCGGACTGCATCGTTAAAGTGAGAGCGTACCTGGAGGCCTTTGGCTTAAAGGTAAACGAACGAAAAACCTTCCACTCTGGAGGGTTTCGCGAGTCGTGTGGGAAAGACTATCTAGATGGAGTCCTAGTGACTCCAACCTATTTACGTCAATTACCACCGCGATCACATCGGGACGCGAGCAAGTTTGTTTCCTGGGTTCAGATGGCTAATCGTTTTTTCGAAAACGGTTTCACCATTACTGCACATAAGGTGGCTGACTACATCGATAAGATGTATAAGCTCCCTAGTGTCGGGAAACAATGCTCGGGCCTTGGTTGGCACTTTTACCGTGAGGGGCCCACACCCACTCTGCGTTGGAATCAGAAAACCAACACATCAGAGTATGTGGTTAATACCCTCACTGTAAAATCCACTAAGTTCAGTGATGAGCTCAGTGAATACGATAGGCTTCTTTTCTTCCACTTGAACCGTGGAGCCGGGAAGTCCTATCTTAGTGATCCTACCAGGTCACCTAAGAGAAACTCTCTTAAGCTCCGAACCAGAAAGGTAATTCCATGGTAAATTCCAAGGAACGCGACTACGATGAGTATTCACACTATGCCTTACGGTATAGTATGATATCCACTGGAGTCGCCGATCATGGACGATCCTTACCAATGAGACCGTCAAAGAAGGCAATTTCCTTCTTCAACAGTTTCAGAGAGTCAGGGTATGCCCGTTTTCGGACCCTAATGACAAGAGCTTCGGAGATGTCCGACGTTGACTACGAGAACAGTCTTGAATACTTCAAGATTATTTGTCGTAGATTCGACGAACGGATCTCTAAGACGCCTGAGAAGTAGGCTTTACGGCACTAGTGCCGTAAATCTGCCATAACATGGCAGAGGGGAGCTGCGTTGGCCACACCCGAGGAATCGGGTTGGGGCTGACGCCACGCGGGTAACCGCGAGGAGCTGTG